AACTCAGCCTCTTGAATAGGGCTTTTGAAAGTAACCAACATTGGAAGGATTACGCCTTCTGCGGTATCAATAATTTCATTTAAATAACTGTCTGAATATAAAGAAGAAGACACGCCAAGTACGCTTCGCAACTCTGTGGCTGAAATAATACTAGGCAAGTGTCTTCCTCTCTAAACTCCCATTAAAGGATGCCTGAGATCGGGAGCAACCCCAGGCACTAATTACTTATTGACTAAGCAACCATCCAGCGATAAGCACCTGCACCAAGTTTGGTTGCAACTGCGCCGTAGCCGTAGTAGCCAACTTGAACCTGACCTGTTGAGATTAGGTTGGTTTGTAGTTGTAGGCGTGCTGATTCATACCATGTGTATGCAGCTGGGTTTACAACGATCATTGTGTTGTCGCCAACGCCTGAACCAGTTGTTAATTGACGATCTACACGAAGGTTTAGTCCAAGTAGATTTCCACGAACTGAAGTTGCAGATAGATTTCCACCTGCGTTTTGTGGATTGATTGTTTGTGTGAATACTGGGCGGTTTGATCCATCAACCAAGCCCATCAAGTTACCCCATTGTTCTGGAGAAACGATGATGTTCTCGCCAAAACCTAGTGTGTTTTTGTAGATAGAAACTGCTGCATCTGAAACGAAGTCTGCGATGTTAGCAGCTGAAACTGTGCGGTTTCCACCATCAGTTCCACCAGCGATAAGTGCATCTGAAACTGCCTTATCTGTTGCCTTTGCGTATGCGTATTCCATTTGACGAACTAACTCAGCAAAGAATGCTGGAGAAGATCTGTCCAGAAGTTCTAGGCTAAATGTCTGTTGTCCAATAAATTTCTTAACATCCACGCTGATGAAGGCTGCGTTTTGGTCTGTTTCTGAAGGTGTTCCTGTTTCAGCAGCAATTGCAACTGTTGGTGCAACTGTGATTTTAGGAATTTCGAAAGTCATACCTGCTGGAGGTAATGCTCCACGAGATACTGATTCAATAGATGGGCGATCTGCATTTGAGATGCCGTTGATTACCTCAGTTGATTGAGGTGTAGGAATTAATCCTGCGTTATCTGTAACATCTGCTGCGAAAGCGATGTATTGCTTGCTCTCATCATTTCCAAGAGCAGCACGAACTGAGTGCTCTAGGTAAGATGCCTTTGAATTGATTGGTGAGCGTGGCTTTGTGAATGCAACTGGTGTTGATGCACTAACTGCCACTGGCTCAGCCTTAGCCGCTTCTACCGCTTCGGATGCGATAGGGGCTTCTGAATTAACTTCAGACACTGTTTCCTCCTGTGGTTGTTCATCCGTAGCGGTTGCTTCGGAATTCTCTGTTTTTTCTGTTTCACTAGCTGCTACATCTGAAACTCTTGCCGATGCAATTGCCGGATCTGAAACCAAACTGACCTCTTGTAAGGTAGATGAGGTAATGGCCATTACTCCTGCTTTGTTATCCCATGCCTCTACTGAAACTCCAACGCTAAACCCATCGCGTAATCCTGTTGCTGCTTCTTCTAAAGCATCATCTGCTGCAAAAGTTTTAGCCAGTTTAAAGGTAGCCGTAATTTCACTATCTGATGCAGTGATGTCGATAAGTTTGCCTAGCGGTCTTGTTCTGTCGTGCTCAAGCAATAATTTAACGGGCTTTGAGAAGTCAATAGATCCAGGTAAGAATTCAGTTAAACCTGCGGATGTATTTCCTACTTCATTAAACGCCACAATGCGACCTGAAATGGTGCGTTTGTTTGTATCGGCTGCTGTTATTGTGATTGGGAAATTAATCTTCATGATTTGATTAAATCCTCCTCCTCTTGTATTTGCTCGATGCTCATAGCACCAATTCGATTTAGGATTTCATAAACTTGCGCTCTTTGTAGTGCATCTCCACGCAAGAATTCATCAAGTGAGTAGCGCACCTCTGTGCCGTATGGCGTAAAGTCTGGCTGGCTCAATCTTTGCTCAATCGGCACTATTAGATTTTTGATACCAAAATCAATAAGCGATTTACGCTCTGAAATTGAGTTTGAATAAGTCATGCTTGTAGTTTCTGCTGAAACGAAGTAAGCAGGAATGCCACACGCTCTTGCTATTTCTAAAGCAACATATTGGCGGGCTTCTGCCAATTGAAGCGATTTAGGATCGAAACCTAAAGCCTGTAATTCAACATCAGCATTTAAAAATGCAGTTGCTCTTGTTGATCTTGATACTTTCCAACTTTCAAGCAATTTTGTAATACGCTCTGGAGTAAGATTTGTTCCATTTGATTTAAGAACCATTGTTGGAAGTGGCTCTTTAGCATAAAGTTCTGATGCCTTTTCTAATTCAAGTGCTGCGCGGATTGTGCGACCCGCTCTTGATAACACACCTTCATCTAAGCCGGAGAAAACAATTAAAGATCCGATACCTGCTGTTGGAACTTCCATTCCATCAACTTGATAACCAATTACTTCTGTGCTTCTTTCATTTAATTTTTGAATAACGCGATTTGGTGCAATTCTTGTCCATCTGCGAACTCGACCACCATCTGATACTGAATACATATCTAAAACCATGCCATAAGCAACGCCATGCAATAATAAATCTTCTGCAAGCCATGCGTAGATTGCTGATCCTGCTAATCGTGGATCTGGTTGATTAATAACTGTTGGAAGTTCAACATGTGCACCTGTAAATTTGTTGTAACCCTCCATTGGAAGTCCAGCAACTGTTGAACACAAAATGTTTCGGGCTCTAGCTGCTGATGGCACTGCCATGAACGCTTCTCTAGTTGCTGTTTGTTGTGTTAAGAATGTTTGACCAAATGCCTGTGAAATGTTGTAAGGCAAGGCAGCAGAAACATCTACTGTTGGAGTTTCAGATTTTGTATTAAAACGATCGAATAGTCCCATTGGCGTATATTATACCTTATGTCCGATTTATCCGATTTGTATATCAACCTCTGTTTCAACTTGTGTCGCAAAATAGGAAACTAGGGCAGTGGCAACCGCTGCGCACACTGCAACCCTTGATGCCCGTCTTCCAATAATCCACGCACCATCGCCATAAGGCAATCTAGCAGCTGATAAAACTTGTTGAGTTAATTCTTCCTGATCTCCATGCTGTAAACGATGGCTATTAATAGCACCAAGCCAACGATCGCAACTTTCGCTATAAATTGCACCATCCATGTCCGTTGTAGGAATTCCTGCCATTTGTAATCGACTGGCAACCGCAGCGGCAGTTCTCTTTGAATAGGCAATAGTTTCTACCTGGTATTTTCTGTAATAAGGCGCAACATCATTGGCGATTGCTAAATCATTTAAAGAGAAATCATTTGACCAGGTATGAAGCAATTGAACATAGAAACGCTCACCCGGTAATCTTTGGGCACAAACCAACGCTCCAAATTTACGATCTGGACTGAGATCCAATCCCATCCACATAGTCTTTTCGGGATCTAGTTGAATTGGCTCAATTGCACACGATTGCCATTTCTGAGCATCGACAACTGAATTTATCGTATCAACCCATTGACATAGAACTTCGGTTCGCACAATATCTGGTGGATCATTGATAACGGCTCTTAGATTGTCTGGATGGATAGTTATTCCTAAAGAGGGGTTGGCTTGCGCAAACGCATCCCAGTTTGGCTCACCCGACGGAAGAGTGATAGGAGCGTTTGGTTCTGCGCTCCATTCAAACCAACCAATATCATCATTAGCACCTCCGGCAGCGGCAAGTGCTCTGGACCGTAAAGCATTTAAAACTACTGAATGTTGATCTCCGGCATTTGAATAAATCCATGTTTGCGGATTTTTGGCACTCATCATCGAATAACGCATAGATGACCACGCATCTTGATCTTTATATTCTCGTAACTCATCCATGTGAATCGTTTCTGGTTTTGCTATACCTCTAGCGGCATTGTTAGATGCTTTAATAACAATTCTTCGATTGCCTTTAAGTTCTAATTCTTCTGCGCCATGTTGCCAACGTATCTTCTTTACTTCAGATGCCAGTTTGTCGTTTTCTTCAACTAGGGCAATTATCTGTCTAAAAGTTTCCAGAGATGTAGTCAATCTATGTGCGGATGCTAATTGCAATCCTTCGCCCCATACATACGCTCCAGTAAGCATACGAAGCATCATAAATGTACTTTTGCCATTCTGCCTCGAAATACATAAACCTGCCTCAGAATGCTGCCATCTTCCATCTGGCTTAATCTTGTGCCCATGAATAGCAACAAACTTCTGCCAATCCATAAGTGGGATACCAATTTCAGCTGCAAAGTCGATCATCTCTTGCCCTTTAGAAGGCAAATCATTAAGTTTTGAGTGAATACGTGGAGTCTGCACACCTCCTATTGTCGATTGAGGTAGATCGCTAAGGATCTCTCCAGTTTTAAGATCAATCATCAGGATTTAAAAGGATCGTGCCCAATTGAGGTGTTTTGGCGGTTAGAAAGATCGAT